ACTCGAAATCACCTGGGCGTGGATAAATGAAGCGAAGGAGATTGCGAAGGGTATTCTTGATGTACTTACTGGCCGTGTTGGTCGTTACCCTGGTCCACTACTTGGGGGATGTACCTGGTCAGGCATCTGGATGGATACTAACCCTCCTGATGTTGACCATTGGATTTACAACTGCTTTATCGAGAAGGCCGAGGAGCACTCCACCTGGCAACTCTTCCGGCAACCGGGCGGCCGAGGGCCAGACGCGGAGAACATAGAGAACCTACCGCTTAATTATTATGAGCGGATGATTGTGGGGAAGACCCCGGAGTGGATTCGCATCCACGTCGACGGGGAGTTCGGGTACGTCTCCGATGGGAAGCCAGTCATCCCAGAGTTCATCGAGAGCGTTCATGTTGACCGCAATCTTCGTTGGTATCCTACTAAGTCTAACGTTGTTCTTTACGGCCTCGACTTTGGCCTCACTCCGGCAGCCGCTATTGGACAGGAGGACTCCGATGGTCAAATTCAGATTCTCGACGAAATCGTTACAGAAGACATGGGAGCTGTGCGTTTTGCCGAGGCCCTACGACGTAAGCTCAATTCCGCCCCTTTTGCTGGTCATAAGTCCCGAGGGACGGGAGACCCAGCTGGAATGCAGCGTTCTCAAGTTGACGAGCGAACGCCATTTGATGTGCTGTCTGCCTCCGGAATCCATGCAGACCCTGCGTACACTAATGACTTCCTCCTCCGACGAGAGGCAATCGCCTCCGCCCTTACACGACTTACCATGCGAGGACGGCCAGCTCTTGTCGTTCATCCAAACGCCAAGACCCTAGTCAAAGCCCTCACAGGCGGGTATTGTTTCAAGCGGGTACAGGTCACCGGGGAAGAACGGTTCCAGGACCAACCCGTAAAGAATAAGTTCTCGCACGTGGCCGAGGCTCTTGGCTACCTGATGGTCGGAGAAGGACGTGCGGAGGAAGTGCTGGGCGCCAAGCGTATGGTTGAGCCTCCGAAAGTGAAACGTTCCTTCTCCTCAGTCCACAACTACAGAGGTCATGACGATGAATGGTAAGGACATTCTGGCCCGATTCGAGTCGCTGTTCTCTCTCCGGAAAGGCTCGATTGAAGGGACCTGGAATGAGATTGAGCAGTACATCTCTCCCATGCGCTCCGGCGGGTTCTACAACCCCCTCACCTCGGAAAATGAAGTACGCTCTCGGAGACCTGAAATCTGGGACCTGACAGCGATTAAGGGACTCTCGATTCTGACTGCCAGCATGCAGTCGTCCCTCATCTCACCGGCCATCCGCTGGTTCAACTTCGTCTTCAAGGACCCCAAGCTGGACATCGACAAGGATGCTCGGGCCTGGCTGGACGAGTGCACCGACATCCTCTACGACTCTCTGCAGGACTCCGCTTTCAACCTGGAGATGGCCTCTTGCTTCATGGACCTGGGGGCGTACGGGAACAGCTGCCTCACCCTGGAGACGGAGTCGGAGCTGGAGTGGATGGGGGCGGACTGGACCTCGGTTCCGTTGCGTGACGTCTATTTCGAGATGGACTACCGGGGGAAGCCGAAGACCTTCTACAAGTTCCTCCAGTGGACCCCGGTACAGATTGTCTCCCGCGGGGAGAACGACAAGGAGTGGCGGGATTCCATCCCCGAGTACATCAAGACTCGCGCGGGAAGCGCCGAAGCGTCAGGGCAGAAGATTGACCTCATCTACTGCGTCTACCGGCGGCTGAAGCCAGACGGCAAGCCCATCAAGGAGCCTGGCGACCAAACGACTCTGCCACCAGAGCTGCGTCCCTGGGGCTGCAAGTACGTGCTCCGGGGAACGTCCGGGGAGTCGGAGAAGAAGGGATGGGAAGGCGGGGAGCTAGGGAAGGAAGGCGGCTACTACCGTATGCCGGCCATGATTGCCCGCTGGGAGAAGCTCGCCGGGAGCCAGTGGGGTCTGGGCCCAGGCAACGTAGCTCTCCCGACCGTCAAGTACCTGAATGCATGGATGGAGACGGAGAAGCTGGCAGCAGAGAAGGCAGTCGACCCCCCAATCCTTGCTACCGAGCGGGGCCTCATCAGCCCTCCAGACCTGACTCCTGGGGGAATGAACGTCGTCCGAACGATGGATGACATGAAAGCGTTTGAGAACAAGGCCAACTTCCAGGCAGCGTACGGCTCCATTACTGAACTCAGGCAGATGGTGAACGAAGTCTTCAAGGTGGAGGACCTGAAGCTCAAGGAATCCCCCGCGATGACTGCGATGGAAGTGCAAGTCCGGTACGAAATGATGACCCGGGTCCTTGGACCGCCTGCCGTTCGGATTCAGAATGACCTTCTTTCTCCGGCCATCAAGAACCTCTTCCATATGATGGCGAGGTACAACCAGTTTAAGCCACCCCCGCGACAGGTGCTGGAGAACCCCCTGGGGTACGACATCGAGTACCAGGGACCGCTGATGAAGGCACAACGCGCACAGGAGGTCGCTCAAATGGAGCGCTGGGCGGGCATCGCCATGAATCTGGTGAAGGTCTTCCCAGAAGTCACTTACGTCTTCGACGCGGTGAAGTTCATGAAGGAGGCAGCAGACCGCTTGAGTGTCCCGGTGACTGTGCTGGCCGATGACCGGACCATCGAGGCGAAGGAGAAGCAGGCGGAAGCGGACAAGAACCTGCAGCGGGCCCAGGTGGCCAGCGAGGTGCAGAAGAATCACGCGGACGCAGCATCCACTGCGATGGAGGCGCAGGGGCTCGCCACTGGAGCCCAACAGCTTGAGTCATGAACCACAGACAGGATGTCATCAGGGAAACGCGGAAGAAGTTCTATCAGCGTGTCAGACTGGCTCACGAAGTATTAAATACGCCTGGCGGGAAGCAGCTTCTGGAGGAGCTGCGCTTCACCGCGTTCAATCCGCCAGGTGGTGGAATCTATGTTCCGGACTCCGACCAGACTCAGTTCAACCTGGGCGTGTTGTTCGTCTATGATATGTTGGAACGCATTCAACGTGGTCTGACGGAGGAGGATTCGAATGGCGGATGAAGTCCCGGAGTGGGCATCTGGTCTGCCCGATGAACTGAAGGCGTCACCGTCCATCCTGAAGTTCCAGGACCCGGCGGCGCTGGCCAAGTCGTACGTGGAGCTGGAGAAGACCCTGGGGAATTCTATTCGTCCTCCCGGTCCCGATGCTCCTCCGGAGGCGAGGACGGAGTTCTTCACCAAGCTCAAGGAGAAGGTTCCGGAGCTGGTCAACAGCAAGGACGAAAATGCTCTACTCGGTGCTCTTGGGGCCCCAGCGAAGCCAGAGGAGTATTCTCCGCCTACTGAGCTGGGTGAGCTTCCTTCTGAGCTGGTCAAGGGATGGCAGGAGCAGGCAGCGGAACTCAAGCTCACCAAGAAGCAGGCTGCTGCCGCGCTGAAGAAGCAATTCGAGCTGTACGCCAATCAGAATACCCTGGTAGAAAAGGCCAGGACAGAATTGAAGACAGAGTGGGGTGCGGCACTGGAGGAGCGCACCAGGCTCGCGGCAGCGGCAGCAGAGAAGATGGGGTTCCCGTCCAGTGCCTTGGAAGTCATCAAGTCTGGACGGGGCTCCGCTGCCGAGATGCGAGCTTTCTACAATACGGCCAAGGCCCTCGGTCTGGACCGACCAGGAAACAACATCGCAGCCTCTGGCTCCAACACCGGAACACCTGCCCTGACCCCCCTGGAGATTCGGACCCGGATGGCGGAAATCCAGAAGAATCCCGCGTACTTCAAGGCGTCGGTGGACACCGTCCTGCATTCCCATCTGAAGCAGGAGATGCTCAAACTGGCGGGCATGCTTCCTGAAGACTAGTTGACACTGCACCCGTCGTCCGATAGCGTCATGACTCAGGGTGAAGCTGGGAGATAATCAATATGACCTCCCAGCTTCATCCAGTCCATAAGTCGTAGGGCCTGCGTTGGGCAGACAACCCAAAGACGGACTCACAACCCGTTTCTTGGAGTTCCGCACGTATGGCAACTACGATTTCAAATGCACATATCCGGACGTACGAAAGCAACGTCCGGTTCCTCGCTCAGCAGCTGATTGCTCGCCTCCGTCCGTTCGTGATGGAAGTCAATCGGCAGTCTGAGAACCACAACTGGGACCGCCTCTCGGCTGGTACCGCTGCGCAGAAGACGACTGCTGCTCAGGCAACTCCGAACAACCAGGGTGGAGCGTGGACCCGGCGTATGAGCACGGTCACCACGTGGAACACCGGTGACTCGGTCGAGCCTGAGGACATCGTTCAGATGCTCATCGACCCGAACAGCTCTATCGCCTACAGCCAGGCTGCGGCGATGAAGCGCACCATCGACTCGCTGCTCATCGCGGCTGCGACGGGCAACGCGGTGGACGGGACCGGCGGCACCATCGCCTTCCCGGCGGGGCAGACCATCGGCACTGGTGCTGAGAAGTTCAGCTTCGACGTCGTGACTGCGGTGACCGAGAAGTTCCTGAACAACAACATCGACCCGACTGTGCGGAAGTGCGCGGCCATCGGGCCGACGCAGATGAGGAAGCTCCTCCAGCTGACGGAGGCGACCTCGGACGACTACGTGAACGCCAAGGCACTGGCGAACACGGGGTACGTCGAGAACTGGATGGGGTACGACTGGGTCGTGTCCACCCTGCTCACCAAGCCCACTCCAGGGACCGACATCAGGTGCCTCTTCTTCACGCAGCGGGCCTTGGGTCTGCACGTGGCGAAGGACATCTGGACGCGCGTGGCGGAGGACCCCTCCATCAGCTTCGCGTGGCGTATCTACTCCGCTCTCACCATGGGTGCGATGCGGGTTGAGGACGAGCAAATCGTCCAGTGCTACCTCGCGGATAGCCTCTAGTCCGCACTGGGGACCGGCCTGCTTACCTCCTCCAGCGGCCGGTCCCCAGGTTTTTTTATGGAGAATTAAATATGCGCCTCTGGCAACTTCCGGGCGACAACATCACCTCCGACAACGTGGACTACTCCACGGCCACACCAGCCTCTGGCCTCACGGTGAACGAGAACCAGTACCTGATGGCGGTGGGAGACAACGTCCTGAAGTATCGCCAGGACGAAATCCTCGACACCATCGAATGGCTCAAGAATGAAGCCTCCGCCCAGATGGAGACCGCTGCATTTCCTCGCCCTGCCTACGGGGCAAACGGAGGAGCTACCCTCTTCCGCACCTCGCTCATCGCAACCTCGTTCGGGCAGAAGTACACGTTCACGCTCGTCACCGACACCGACCTCACCTCGAACCCCATCACCGACGAGAACTCGGTCTACTGGGGGTACTCGGTCGGGACGGCGGGGCTCGACGTGAACGACGTGGCGAAGATGGGCTCCGGTGGTTTCGACCGGGCGTTCGAAGAGATGAAGCAGTATTACATCCAATCCGACCAGGCATCCTCATGAACACACTTCTCTGGAGTGCATTCGTCAACCTCCGTGCCAATGGCATTGCGGCTGCTACGGCGCGGACCACCATCGCCACCATGGTTCAGCAGGACTCTGCTGACCAGTCGGCAGCCATCGCCCGAATGACGGCGCTGGATGCAGCGATGACTACTCAAGCAGGGCTGGCAGTGGGCTCTCGGGCTTCTTGGTACATCCCGAACAGCTACGGTCAGCTCGGGAATCACCTGTAATGAATTCCTGGAATCTGTCCTGGCTGTGCAATCTTCGGGCAGCGGGCATCGTCTGGGCGACCGCCAAGGCGACTGTCCTCACCGGGGTGGCAACCGACCAGACGGTGGCAGGGCTGGCCTGTGAGGCGGCCAAGGCCGACATCGAGACGCTTGCGGCGCTTGCCTACGGAGCACGGGCAGGGAACGTAGCGGATAGCATCGGGTACTGCGCCAACAGCCCGGGACAGACCTACGCAGACATCTAAATGGAACTCAAGAACTTCGCGGCGCCTGTCAGAACCGAAGGCTCGGACAACGACATCCGCTACGTGGTTCTGAGGCTACGGCAAGGGATGCCCTGGGAGAAGGCGGTTCTCGGGGCTTTCCCCCCAATCGACCCGTACTGGTTCGAGCACAATCGGAAGTACATTGTTGAGCAAGTCGCAACAGACCGTTGGAGGAGGAGAGCATGAGACCGTTGGTAAACAACCGTCAGAAGACGGAAGGCAACATGGATGACGTTCAGCGGGTCATCAAGAACCTGAACGATGGGATGGTCTGGGACACGGCCAAGCACCATGAGTCGTTCATGGTCGTGAACGATGACTGGTACGAGAAGAACAAGGAACTCATCCTCAAGTGGAAGGACACCGGCATTCCTGTTCCGGATGACATGATTACCAATCGGGTGGTGAAGCCTGCCCCGATGAGTGTCGTCGCCGAGAACGGGAAAATCTGGGGCGTCTACCGGAATGCCGACGGCACCATCTACCGTGAGGAAATCAAGGAGAAGTCCAAGGACGACGTTCCTGCTCCTCCCCCTGACGCCGGTCGGTTGATGACCGCCGAGGTGAGGAAGAAGTAATGGCTTCAACCCCGGGTACCAAGACCGACTGCGAGTTCGATGCGCTCCGCACGGCGGGGTACACCGGGTCTCTGCAGGACATGGAGCTGGCGTGGCTCCAGAACAACGGGGCCACGTCCAACCAGCTCGGAGACGCCTGGGAGGAGTTCCTCGCTGCCCAGGGGTTCACCACCGGTGACCGCTCCGATGATGAACTCGCTTACTATTTGAGCGTCATCCTGGTGGCTGACCGGGATGGGGAAACGCTGATGGACCTGCGACGTGAATACTGGTGTGGAGGCCACAACCCTCCGTAGGAGACGTAATGAATAACTTGGCGTGGACTGTTCTTACCAATCTCGTCGGGAACA